TTGTCGACCTCCCACCGAATCAGCGTTCGCAGGAAGCCGGTTTTGGTGGCGCCGCGGCCGCGCGGGTTTTTCCACGAGGTAACGCGGCCTGGCGTCGGCGGCCGGAACTCCATGGCGAGCACCGGGCGGCCGTTCCGCTCGCCCACCTGTTTCCACTGCGGCTTTTTCTTGATGTTGCGGTGGAGAAACTGCCGCCGGGCCGAGCGTTGCACGATCACGCCGGCCCCCGGCAACGCCTCTTTTGTGCCCTTGCGGACCCGCCGTTTGACGTGGGCGGTGTTGATCTTGCCGCGGACCTTCACGACCGGCTGCATAGACGCCCCCTAGCGGTGGACGCGATAGGTCGCCGTGATCACTGCCCGCCAGACGTTCCGCTCTGTCAGAGCGTCGTCGGGGTTGAGGTCTACCTCGACCGTCATCGGGCTGGTGACGCCCGTGGGCCATTCGAGCTCGCCCCACGAATGCTCGCGGATCACGTCGGCGATCTCTTCGCAGAGGTCGACCATCTCGTCGGCGGCCGCCTCGGTGGGCGTGTGCCGGCCGACGAAGACGTTCATCTGGTAGTCGTATTGCCACGAGTCGCGGCTCACCCGCACGGTCTCGATGCCGGCCGGCGTGATGGCGATCACCGGGTCGACCAGATCCTCGACCTCGTAGGTCGGCCAGTTCTTTCGCTCAACGGTGGGTTGTGCGGTGACGGCCGAGAAGGTTTCGGCGTCGAGGCTGGCGGCCAGGGCGTCGGCGATGTCTTTGAGAGTCGAGCTCACGCGGCTGCCCCTTGGGAGAGAATCCGTTCCATGGCGGCCACGTTGTTCGCGAGCCGCTCGTCTCCCGGCCATCTTGCCGCAGCCTGCCGCGCGTGCTGTAGGGCGTCTGTCCGGTTCCCGAGCTCCCAGAGGGCGACCGCAAGCAAATCGAGGGCCTTCGTCGGGGCGTGCGGGTCTGTGCAGTGCGTGCCCGGCCAGTCGGCTGCCGTGGCCTGCCGTGCGAAGCCTGCCACGTTTCGCCACTCGCGGCGTTGGTAGTTCACGAACGCCAGCCGCTCCCACCCGTCGGGCTCGCCGGGGGCCTCGCGGGCGGCGTTGTGGAGATGCTGCTCGTCGCCCGTGAGCCGGTAGAGCGACCGCTCGGCGTAACTCCGCTCGGTGGCCGTGCCGCCCGGCATCGTCAGGTAATGCCGGAAGGCTTCGACCGCCTCGGCCCGCCCGGCGTAGTCGAGCTCGCGGGCGAGATACCACTGAGCCCGCGCGTCGTGCGGGGCCTCGCGGACCGCCACTTCTAGGAGCGTCAAATCGGTGACGTGCTTTTTGCCGGCGTCGCGGTGGTGGTGAATCTGGAGCCCCTCGGCGAAAACCTGAACCTTGTCGCCGTTCCAGCAAATAAGCCCCTCGTGGGTCGCCTGTGCCCAGCGGAATCCCCGGCGGGCGTGGACGCGGTCACAATGAAACGTCAGCCCCTCAGAGCCGTCCGGTGCCCACGACCAAACGTAGTGGTAGCGGAGGTTGTTTACGCCATCCGCCCACGCCCGCTCGACGGCCTCCCGCCAGCCTGGCTGGATCCGCTCGTCAAGGTCGAGCCGGATCGCGATGTCGAGGTCTGGCGGCAGGTGGTTGAGCGAGAGGTTGTGGGCGTCATCCCACCTCCACGGGCAGACGTAGCCACGGGCCACCGTCACGCCGGCGGCCTCCAGGGCCTCGACGGTGCCGTCGGTGGAGCCGGTGTCGGTGACGACGCGAACGTCGGCCTCGCGGCACGACTCGGCCCAAGCGGCCGCGTGCTTGAGCTCGTTTTTCGCGAGAGCGTAAACGCCGATTTTCAAAGTGTGTACTCCTTCGGGTTGTTGACCGAATAGAAGAGGAGCGGCTCGTCGATCCGAAACACGGGCGTCACGACTGCGGCGCGCCGCCAATAGTCCCAGTCCTCGCCGTAGCCGCTCTCTTGCTGCCAGCCGACCTTGGCGGCTGTCTCGGCGTGGATCACGGCCGAGGAGCAGATCACGGGATTGAATTCGCGCAAGCACCGGGTCACGTCGTGGCAACGGTTGTCGAGCCGCCTCCCGTGGTCGCCGTGGTGATAGCCGACGACCAGGCCCGACGGCGTGCGATTGAAAGCGTTGGAACAGAAGAGCCGCACGTCGTCGTAGGTCTTCGCCGCCTCAGACTGGATCGCCATTTTTTCGGTCAACCATTCGTCGTCGTCATCGAGGAACGCCACCCATCCGCCGAACTGTGCCCGGCGGACGTAGGCGAGCCCTCGGTTGCGGACAGAGCCGACGGCGTAGCCGGCACCGGTGCGGTCTTGGCTTGAGACATCGTCTCGCAGCACGACGACGCGGGCGTCGTTGGCAATCTCTTGGAGCCACTCGTATCGGGGATCGGTTGAAGCGTCGTCGATCACGATCACTTCCTCGGGCGGCAGCGTTTGGGCGAGAACGCTGCGAATCGCTCGGAGGCAGAGCTCGTAGCGGTTGCGGGTTGGGATGATGACGACGTATTCGTTCACGGCCGGAACCCCGTGAAGAGCGTTTCGTTGTGGTCGGCCGCGTAGATGTTGAACCGCTCGGGAAATTGTTGGGCAATCGCCGCCCAGGTGTTGACCTCCCACGTCGTGCGGCCGGTGGCGTCGACGTGGCGTCGCGCCTCGCGCTCCGTTGCCCCGTGGAACCAGGCTGCGAGGCTGACGGGGCAAATCACGACGCCGCCGGCCAAGTGCCACGCGACGCGAGAGTTGTCGATTGGCGTGGTAGTCGTGAGCGGCCAAATACCGGGCAGCGTGACGCGGTCGGGCGGGGCGTGCTTGACGCGGTCAAAGAATGGGCGGATCTCATGCTCGACGAACGCCGGCAGGTGGAGGATTCCGAAGTCAACCCACACCAGAAACGCCGCGCCGGTGAGCGTGGCGGCAGCCGCGAGCCACGCGGTTTTTTGGTGCTGGACGACCATGTAATTGACGCTGTCCTTGGCGTGCCCCGGCGACGGCGACTGGGCCGCCCTGGTGGCTTCGTAGAGCCAGCACCGGTCGAGGCTGGCTGGGCAGACGGTCGCACTCGCCGGGGCGTCGAGCTCGGCCTCCGGCCCGTCGTAAAACACCACCGTCGGCAGCCCGAGCCCGAGGAGCCGGCGGCCGTGCTCCAGATATTGGGCGTGGCTGCGCGGGTGACTCAGGCGGACGTAACCGGTAACAAGAGCGACCATAGTGGGTTTGCCGGGATTTCGACGAGCCACGCCTCGGCGTCACGCACGCCAAAGCTCACGACGATCCGGTCGCCGATGGCGGCGAGCCCGGCCGCAAACTCGATCGCCCGCGGCTCGCGAAATGCGAACGGCTGCGACATGCGCCGCAGCGTCAGCGCATTGTCGAACCAGAGGAACCGATGCTCGTAGGCCCTCCTGTCGCCGATGGCGGCCACCTCGTGGATCACGGCGAGGTAGCCATCGCGGAATGCGATCGCCTGGCCGCCACCGCGAAACTCTTTCGCGATCAGCGGAGCCGGGCCGCGCTGGTGCATGAGGTAGGCCCCGGCGAGGCTCGGGTCGCGGTCGACCGTCACGACGTGCCCGCGGTGACTGGCGGCGTAGAGCCAGCCTCCGGCGTGCGGGCCGCCCTCTAGCGGCATCCAGTTCTTTTCGTGCTCTTGCGTCGAGAGCGAGTCGAGCACGACCAGGCCGTCGAGGCTGGCTTGACATACGTCAAGGTTTGCCGTGGCGATGCGGCAGCGGCCGTCGTACGGGGCGGCGTTGCGGATCGTGGCCGACACGCCTATCCCCGTTTGGGTATGGCGGAGGCGGCAGTCTTCGAGACCGTCGACCGGGTAGCCGGTGGTCGGGTAGTCAGGCCGGCGGACGCCGCGGCAGTCGCGGAGCGTGAGGTCGGCCGTGTAGCGGGCGAGGAGGCCATCGGTGCGGATAATGCCGCCGTCCGCTGGCGGCATCTCGTAGCGGCCCTCGACGATGCGGTAGTTGCTCGACCGCACCCAGACGAGGAGCTCGTCGCCGTGGGCGAGAATGGACGGGTTAAAGAGCGACCAGCCATCGTGGGCGGGCTCCACGTCGATCCGAACGAAGCGGCAGTCGACGAGCTCGTCGAGCGGCGGTTGATACCAGAGGCGGTTAGATCGCGTCTGCATCTCGACCTCCGGCGGGAGCGGGACCGAGAGCAGGCGATCGCAGGCCCGGCGGCCGGCGTCAAATTCGCCGGCGTAGTAGGCGTGGATGGCGAGGGCCTGGAGATGCTCGATCATGCCCGGCGATTGTGCCGGGGGCCGAGCTCAGGCTAGAGGGGGTAGGGGAGGCGTCTCTCGCCGCTGTAGCGCACTTCACGCGAACAGCGGCCCGGCCCCCGCATCAACCGCCGCGATCCTCGCCTTGGCTATCTCGACGTATTCCGCCTCGCGTTCGATGCCGATGAACCGGAAGCCCTCAAGGGTCGCGGCCTTGCCCGTGGAGCCGCTGCCCGTGAACGGGTCGAGCACGACGCCGCCGGGTGGCGTGACGAGTCGGCAGAGGTAACGCATGAGGTCGGTAGGCTTCACGGTGGGGTGGTGGTTGCCACGCGGCCGAGGGTTCATCTCTCGCGGCTCGTTCGTGTAGGGCAGCGTTCCGTGCCGCTTGTCGCCGTGGGCCACGCTCTGCTTGATCGTCTGCGGCAGCCCCTCGCACCCTTCATCACGATCCGCCTTACTCGCCTTGGCGCAGTAGAAGAAGCGGGCGGCAGAGCCGGAGTCGCCGTGGAATGGGCCGGGCACTCGGTTGAAATGCCCAAGGATTCCGTTTTGCCCGGTTGTGCTTCGCTCGCTACCTCGCACCGGAGCAGATGCACCAGCACCACGCGGAAACAGCCCCACCACCTCCTCGCTGCCGTCGTGGATGAGGTTCGCGGGCCAGCGGCCTGCGGGGCTCACGTTGACGGTCGGCGATACAGGGCGGTTCATCACATTTCCGCAATGATGTTTTCCAGCCGTATTTGGCCGGGCTGTCTTCAAAATAAATTCGGCGTCCTCATCGGACATTCTCACCCTGCAACCATCCACGTTGATCGCCCCCGTGCCATGCGTCATCACGTTCTCGGCGACGGTGCCGACGAGCGGCTTGCGGGCCACGATGATCGGCTCCCAGGCGGGCTTGAGGGCCGTGCCCCAGCCGGACCACTGGATAGCCTCGCCGCTGATAGCCTCGCCGCTGATAGCCTCGCCGCTGATTGCCTCGCCGCTCTTGCGAGCGCCGAGGATGGCGTTGTTGCCGCCTTGTCCGCCGGGAACCCGTGGACGCTCCGCTCCTGCCGCCTTATCAATCGCCTTGCTCACGTCGTGCGACTTCGGGAAGCCGCTGCCGTAGACCCACATGACGCAATCCCGAATCTCCCAGCCCGCGTCTTCGATGGCACACGCGAGCCGGTGATAGGTGCGAGTCCCGCCGAACGCGAGCAGGTGAGCTCCTGGCTTTGCCACGCGGAGGGCTTCGGTCCAGAACTCCACGCCCGGCACGCCGTGATCCCAGCCTTTGCCCATGAACGATAGGCCGTAGGGCGGATCGCTCACGATGGCGTCAACGCTTTCGGCGTCGAGTGTCGCCATGACTTCGCGGCAGTCGCCGTGATGGATCGTGAAGGCCATAGCGCGAATGTACGCGCGATGTCCAATCCCCAAATGCCCTCAACCGCCGGGCGCGACGTTAGGTTCGCTCAAGAGCGTCACGCCAGCCGTTTCAGCAGACCGCGAAGGGCCACAACTCTGGATGGCTCTGGCCCGCCGTACCAGTCGGAATCTAGTTCTCGGCTGATGGCCTTTTCGATTGCTTCTCTCTCCTCGTCGGTGAGCCGCAGGCGGGCAATCTCCTCCTGCAACTCCTCGTAGGATGGCGTGTCTACGAACCGCCCAATAGGCGTTGGCTTCATGCGTCCCTCTCTGATTTCTAGAGTGCCGCGCCCCACCGCGAGGGCCGCTTAATGTGGCGACCGTCAGCCCGAAGGCTGATTCCTCGCGCGGTGGGGGCGGCTTGGATCATATACGCTGGAATGGCCGTTGCGCTTCATGCGGCGTGTACGGAAACTGTCACTTTTCGACAACTTGTGTTCAGTGCAGCAGGCCGGTCAATTCGTGGGGGATCATCGCACGCACGAACTCCAGGTCGTGGGTGGCGTCGACAGACGGCTCGCCGTGCTTCAACCGCCCGCGACAGTGCTCGTCGATCTGCTCCAGGGCGATCAGCGCATCACGGCCCGCCAGAGCGTAGCGGTGGGCTCGCTCATCGTCGGGGTCGGAGAGGTTGAACTTTAGGATGGCGATCACGGATATACCGACGGTGTATTTGCACGCTGCAAACCGAAGAACATTCTAACGCTTCGCATAGCGGGCGCAATGCCATCTAGCGTCTCATCTGTCAGAAACCTATGCCCGTTTTTCTTTCGGCATAGGTTCCGTAACGGCACCCTATTTTTCGATTAGTGGCTGTCAGCCAGTCCGGCCGAAATACCGTGCCGTACTCTGGTGCAAGAGCGCACATTCACAACATAAGGTGAGTAGCGCAGTTTCGCAATTCGCGAAACGCGAAAGTCGTTATGTAGTTGGGATAGCGTCACGCTGGCGGCCACTGCGGCGCACCACGAACGACTCGGTAAGATGGCTCGTCGATCTCTTCAACGGCACCACTTGCAAGCAGTTGCGGCAGCATCTCGGACGGAAGGTTGTATTCGCAGTATTCCGCAGAGATCGCCAGATAGACGCGGCCCTGTGCGTCGGTCGGCAGGTCAGCCGCCAGCGGCAAGGCACGCTCTGTCTTTGTCTCGGCGTTTGGGTAGCCGTAGGCCGCATCCAACTGGGCGCAGATCGAAGCGTACACGGCGGGCGTGGAGCGGAAATATCTCATGCGACGGTGATGCCCCACTTGTCAAACAGGTAGGTGTGCAAGTCGGAACGCTCTTGCAAAGTCAGCTCAGCGTTAAATGTCAACACTTCGGCAACGTCTACGGCCGTGTAATCCGATCCGTCCACATATGCACCGAGGTATGCGTCTCCGCCTACCAGACCCGCCCCTGCGTTCCCGGTAACCTTTAGCGCATTGTTAAAAAAGATTCTAGACTGACCCTCGTTGGCTACCGCAGCCACTACGAGCCACTCCGCCAGCGGAGCAGGTTCAAATGTGTCCATGTCTACTCCGTTATACAAACGAAATGTAGCCGGGTTTCCGTTGTATAAGACAAGTTGGCTGCCGGTTTGACCAAACACAGCCGCGATTCCGTCATTCCCATTTTTCCATTTTGCGACAACTACAATCGTGCATGGCGTTCCAGAAACAGCAGGCGAATCTGCCTGCAAGAAGCCTTCTATGCCGTCGAAAGAAACAACATTTTTTGCATTTAGTTCTGCCGCCAATAGGGCAGGCTGAGAAACCGCCGTGCCCTGCGAAAACACAACACTGCCCACCTTGCTTTGCCACTCCGAGACGTTCCCGCTATTTAGCACTAGAGAAGAGGCATCGGAAGCATCAAGCCATACAGAAAGGCTGGCGATGTCGGGTGGAGAGAACGCAGGAGGGGCCTGAAGCCTCGCCAAAGGCCTCAACAGTCTCGGACTCATTGCCATTTGAATTGCGCTCTTGTAGGTGAGAGACGGAAACTAGACGACGCGCCAGACGGCCGAGGTCGAGTCGTAGACGATCAAGGCCGCGCCGCCGTTGGCGTCGAGGACGTAATTGCCGCTCCACGGCACCGCGAAACGGGCGTTCGCATTCGGCCCGGTCGCATGGTTGAGCGTGATCGGGGCGGTGGCCCCGACGTTG